TTCGGCGGTCGATCCGGAAGCTCCAAGCTCATTTATCATGGCATTGAGGTAAGTCGTGGTTTCGGCAGTTGCAACGCCGTTTGCCGTAACGGTTGCATACATAGCGCCGAGTTGGTCGAACGCAACGTTAACGCCGTTTGCAGTCGGGATCAGCTTACCCATATTTGAAGCAAGTTCATCGACGGTGGTTTTACCGAGATTTTGCGTCGTGATGAGAACATCCTGAACATGAGTAGCTTCTGACATCTCCATCTGATAAGCGTTTAACGCAGTTGTGACGATATCTATAGCAGTAGCAGTCTGGGTAAATCCGCCTTTTGAAAGATTTACGGTATTTTCAACGAATTCAAGGACGTTGTCCTGCGGAACGCCTGCTGATAAAGCAGAATACATTGATTCTGCAAGATCTGTAAAGGCAACTCCGGTGCGATTGGACATTTCTATAAGTCCCTCAAAGTATTTAGTTAAATCGTCCCCGCTCAGTAATGTACTTGCTTTTGCAAATGCAGTTTCATTGCTCATAGCCATTGAAACTGCATTGCTGGCAGCAGCCTTTAACGCCGAACCTAGCTTCTGTATTCCCTGCGTAACAGCTTCCGAGACCAGATTAGCCTTGATTATGTCGCCTGTCTTGAGCGCCGCATCTCCTGTGTCGGAAATGCCGTCCTCAAGACTTCCCATGGCATTGGTCATGTTGTCTGCAGGAGTTGTATCCAGCGCTTCCTGAATCGTATCTCCGAGCTGCTCCGTGGAGCGCTGCGCTTCAGAAACATCGTTCTGCGTGACGATACGGACATATCCGTCAGCCTGTGACATGCTATCCTCTCCTTCCTATCTTCGAGATAAAGTCCTGCACGGCGCTGCTGTGCTTATGCTCAGTCAGGGACATAATCTCCGGGTTCTTCCGGACGAATTCCTTTTCGCTGTCCGAAAGTTTCCCGGAACGCTGCCGTGAAC